GCTGCAAATTTAATAGGATTATATGAAGATAATAGAAGTGACTAAACCACCAACTCTTCCTGGATACACCCTTTATCCTAATTTGAGAGTATATAACACCAGTGTTGTTGACGATGATGGGTTATTTAATAAAAACCTGTTTGAAATCAGGGCTTTAATTCCTATTTTAAGGGGGAAAGATAAGTATTTAGTTCCTCTTGTTTATAGGAATTCATCTCAATTAATGAGGGAAGATCTTCTGGTTACTTACAGATTAAAAGAGTTTATAGAATATGTTATGTAGGAGATTATAAAGATACAGCTGTATTATAAGCTCCCAGAAGAGTCGGATGATTCAGATGGGGAGTATACTCCGGTGATTTATAAGATTGTATAAAGTGCTCGTGTGTTTTTCATAATTTGGATTTAAGATGAATGAATAAAAACTTTAACAGGCAGGAAGTTTTTGAGAAGTTTTCAGTGCCTGTAAATAGGTCTGTTGGTGTAATGGTAACACGGCTCTCTTGTAAGGAGCTTATATAGGTTCGAGTCCTGTACAGACCTCTACAGCGGGGTGGAGCAGTTGGTAGCTTTTGAGTCTCATAATCTCAAGGTCGTAGGTTCAAGTCCTGCCCCCGCTACAAAATGTAATTTAAAGGAGAGGCTTATGAAATAGTGGAAGAAAGTAATGGCTGCTATGGCTTTTAACTCTTTAAGGGAGTTGGTGAACACGGTGAATAACATGGAGATTAAATAGGAGGACATCGTGTCTATTATTTATCGTCAAAGTTCTTATGACTTAGTGTACTATAAAGAAGCAATCAACTATGAAGGAGAGTGAGCCAGCATTAAAAGAAGAGGTTAAAACAGACAAGAGTCCTTTGGGACGTTTATTCTTGTCTGAGTATGAGAAGGTAGAGTGGATGAGAAGTAAAGGTATCGAGCCCTCCAAGCCACATCCTATAGCCTACTTTTAGGGAGTGAAAAAGTATAAGTCGGTATGGAGAGCTATTGGGAAAGGTAAGATCAGCGTGGATGGCACGGTTTTTCCCAGAAGGCCTTTTAATAATAGGAAACCTACCAGGGGGAGGAGTATGGAAACAGAAAAAAGGAGGTTGTATGAAGAGTTTAAGACACATATTAGTTAATATGTCCCTCACTCCCGGTAAGTATAATAGTGAACCTGTCTACTATTGTACCAACTGTTTGTCCCTGAATGTGAAAGCTATGGGAGAAAACAGTTACTGCGATGATTGCGGTAGTACTGAAATGGAGTAGGCATAGATAGAGGATTGGCAGGATATGTACGAGAGTTTGTATGGAGAAGGTACCACGATTAAAAAATAATAGTTATGGAAGAGAAGAAGAAAACAAAGGAAGTTAAGATGATCCCTGAGACTGATATGGCAAAGCAGGAAAAGCTCAGTTACGAGCAGTTGGAGAATGTAGCGCATCAACTTAGCCAGCAGAACAGGGAGATGTATCAAAAGTTACAGCAGTTTGAAAATCAAGCTTTTTATAAGAGGTTGGATTACTTGTTCATGGTGATTCAATCTGATTTCATCTTTGAAGACGAGTTTGTACAGGAGTGTGCCCAGGAGATCAAGAGTGCTATTAAAATTCCAGAAAACTCTCAAGATGAGACTGTAAAGGAAAATAATTAATTAATCAGTGATGAGTACGAGTCTGCCAAACAATGTAGTAAGGATTCCTACTTCATTAGGGGGTAATTTCTTTAGGCACTGGTTTGAGTTTCTATAGCCTTTTCATAGACTCACCGAAAGGGAAGTAGATGTAATAACTGCTTTTGTAAGACAAAGATATGTACTCTCCAAAGTGATCAGGGATGATAGTATCCTGGATAAGGTGGTGATGAGTGATGATACCAAGTTGAAAGTGAGGGAAGAGTGTGGTATGTCACTGGCCCATTTCCAGGTGATTATGGGGAAATTGAGGAAAAATAAACTGATTGTAGATGGCAAGATCAACAAGAGGTTTATTCCGAACATTCCAGAATCCCCAAAGGATTTCAAATTAATGCTTTATTTTGAATTTAGCGATGGGGATGGAAGAGATTTATAAAAAGGTAGCAGAGTAGCAGGGTTTACCTGAAGAGGTTGTAGCAGAAGCATACAAGGCTAAATGGATGTTTATACGTGAAAAAATTGAGGCATTGCCATTAAAAGAGTCTTTGGATGAGTCTGGATTTCAAGAGTTAAGGACCAACTTTAACTTGCCTTCTTTGGGTAAACTCTATACTACCTTTGGCAGGATTTCGAGAATTAAGAAGAGGTTTGAATACATAACAGGATTAAAAGATAAAAAAGATGGTAGTGAAGAAACAAGTGCCTGATGATTTGATTATAAAAAAGGTGGCTCCAACCTTTACAGGGGTAGTAACCACGATGGATAAGTATAAAAAGGATGGCCTGGGAGCCAATGGTTTGATTGACCCCACCAAGACGGAAGGGTCTTTGAAGGAGTGGCAATACGTGATTGCAGTAGGTTCCAGCGTCAGAGTCTGTAAAGAGGGAGATCTGGTTAAGATTAATCCTTCTAGGTATGCCCAGTACCAGCAGAGACAAGTACCTAACGTGGCGCAAGAGGTTGAAGGGTATAAAAGGGAGCTGGTAGGTTACAAGTTTAGAACGGTTCAATTGAGTGGGGAGAAGTATTTGTTATTGCAAGATAGTGACATAGAGTACGTTGTGGAGGAGTATGAAGAGGTGAAGGTGCCTGTAGTGTACACAGATCCAAAGGATTTGAGTAATTAATTAACATGAGCCTGTTGGAGCAATTTGACAGGCTCTTTTTTCTTTAAAACATGAAACTATTTCAATACAAGGATTACAACGTGGTTATTTCTGAAGAGGCCTTACTGTTGAAGCCTTTCAAGAAGATATGGGATCGTGACAAATCCAAAGTGAAAAACAAGGCAATGTAGGAACTGGGATTTATCTATTTCTTTTGTGACCCCAGGTCAGACTACATGTTCCTTGTAGATGAAGAGATAAGGAAGATTAAAATTAAGGAGCAGGAAGGTCTACCCCCCAAATGGGAACCTGATGCGGTGGTAAGAGAGGGTATGGATTTATACAGGTATCTGACCCAGACTACTGCATCTTTGCTACTAGAGGATACACGCAAGGCTGTGGATAATTTAAGGGATTTGCTTAAAACCATAGACCTGAATGAAAAAGATGATAAAAACAAGCCCATATATACAATAAATTCCGTAACTTCGGCTATTAAACAGATTCCTGGCCTTACAAAGGAGTTGTTGGAGGCAGAGAAGGCGATGAATAGAGACGTTGAAGACAATACCAGAATGCGAGGTCAAGGAGTTAAAAAGCTGTTTGAGGACGGCGTTAGCTTAAACCAAAAATAACATTATGGTAGACGTGATTGTAGAGGGCTTAAACCGCTATTTAGAGGAGACAAGGGATTACAAGGGAGTAAAGGCTCATGGACACTTTGTCGTTAAAAGAGAGGTAATCACTCCCAACAGTTTCACCAAGGCAATCAAGGAGTATGTAAATAGCCTGTATTTCGTGCAGGATTACTACAGTTACCTGATTGTCCGCAAGAGTTACACGGACAGGAGTGTTACTCCCAACGAGGAAGAGAGATGCAGGCTTGAGGCAGATATACAACTGGCCCAAGCTATCTTTTTTCTTTTCAGCCAGGAGGTAGTTATGGACCTGATTATTCAAGGAAATAAAGAAGAACTAGAAGAAATATGGCACCAGGTATAGCAGTTAATAAATACTAGACTCCAATCACTAAAGAGCTCCTAGAAAGCTTAAATCCAGAGGTCAGGGGTGACCTGCTGGAGGTAATCAATCATGTGCAGTTTATCAGGAACCTGATAGCTCCTGATCGTCCTTATGCTAAGGATAGACCCAGGGATGACCAGGGGAGAATCATCGTGGATTTGGTAAACCCCCATATCCTGGAGGACATGGATTACTTCAGACCTACTGCCTTGCACTACAAGAAGCACGGGGCTCTGAGTAGTTTAAAGCCTAATGGAAACCCCAACAGTGAATATGGGAAGTGGATTGATAAAGAGATTGACAGGATCTGGAATGGAATGACTCGTCCCAGTGATGGGGAGTGGATTACAGGGGATATGTACTTTTATTTAAACTACTGCCCTATTATCCTTTCAAAGATAAAAAAGGGTACTAAAAGAGCTGACAGGGTCGTGGATTTTCCTGAAGTGTGGGAAGGGATTTACTGGAGATTTCATTACATATACCAGGCCCGTGAAGGGGGTATTTATAATGATTGGGAAGGAGGACAGCACGGTGCTGAGATAGCTGCCCGTGGTAAATCCAAGTCTTATAGTATCGCCTCTATCCTGGCCAAGATTTTTGTAATTGGGGAAAATGCCGAGACTAACAAGAACGTGAGGGGTATGGTTACAGCCTACCAGAAGGAGTACCTCAATAAGGATGGTACTTTGAACAAGTTCGTGGAGATGGTAGACTTCATTGCCCAGAACACCCAGTTCCCCTCCAAAAGGTTGAGAAGTTCCCTGCAGGAGATGTTCTGGAAGATGGGTTATATTGACTCTAATACCCAGACCCAGATGGGTACATTGAACGAGGTCATGGGGGTATCTTCCAAGGATGATGTGGATAAGCTCAGGGGTAAAAGATCCTCAAGAATCATGGTGGAGGAGTATGGAAACTTTCCTAAAATCCTGGATATATATCGTATTATACTGCCTTCTGTACAAGAGGGAGACATTGCATTTGGGTAGATTTACCTGGTTGGCACGGGGGGTTCAGAAGGGGCAGACTTTGCAGGTGCCTAGGAGATTCTCTACAATCCCAAGGGATACAACATGTATGCCCTACCCAACGTGTTTGATAAAAACAGCCAGGGAAAAACCTTCACTATTTTCGTGTCAGACGTGGTTGCGGCACTGCTTGAACTGTTTAAAAACCGCATGAATGTGAAATATAATTCATCCAACCCCATGGCCCTGACCAGGACTAAAGCGGAGAATCCCATCACCATACAGGAAGCTATCATGAAAAGGGAATCCACCATATATCCCGTGTCTGCTCTGACAGATCAGCTGAATGATATTGACTTGAATCCCAAATCCCTGGATGATATTTACGTGGGTAAACTAAGCCTTAAAGATGAGGTGGTTACTTACAAACCCTCTTATGATGTTAAACCTGTAAGAGAGTTTCCTCATAAAGACAATAAGTTGCATGGAGCCATCGAGATACACAAGATGCCTGAGAAGGATTAGAGTGGAAAGGTCTACTCGGGAAGATACATCGCGGGTATTGACCCTTATGATGACGATGCCTCTGGTACTCTCTCCCTGGGATCTATATTTATCCTGGATTTATGGACAGACCAGATCGTGTTTGAATATACAGGCAGGCCCATGTTTGCAGATGATTTTTACGAAGTATGCAGGAAAGCTTTACTTTTTTACGATGCCAGGGCCAACTATGAAAATGATAAGAAAGGCCTTTTCAAATATTTCTCTCAGCACAACTGTTTGTACTTGTTAACAGATACCCTGGAGTTTTTGAAAGAAAAGGATATGGTTAAAGGAGAGAACCTTTTCGGGAATAAGATAAAAGGAACTAAAGCAGGAGCCAGTATAAAGGCTTATGCCAGGAGGTGTAACCGGGATTACCTGTTAAAGCCTGTAGTTAAGATTAAGGTAGTAGACGGTATAGAGACGGAAGTAACTTTACCCCAACTCACTAACATGAAAACCAGGGCCCTGATTAAAGAACTTATACTCTGGAATGAAGATGGAAACTTTGACAGGCATGATGCTTTTTCTATGCTGATGCTGTTAAGGGAAGACAAGTTGAGAGTGTTGGGTGGAAGAGATCCTAAAGAAATAGATAATAATTCAGATAAAAACTACCTGGGTAATGATCCTTTCTTCCAGAAGAACTATAAGAATGGAAAAGTAGATGGGTTTACTTTAAATTTTGACAGGCTGTTCAAGGGGTTAGACAGTAAATAAATAAACCTTGTAATCATTAATTAGTAAATTACTTATACTATTGCCTCAATCCTGTTTTTTACTTATGTTTGTATTTAAATTTTAAAGACTCAAGATGTCGACAGTTAATACCTTGCCCCCACAATAGTTACCCTTTAGTAGAAAGAACAAAGAGTGGCGCAAAAAACATTGCGACTGGGCAGAAGGAAAGTCATTTCATAATTACAGTCTTGTAAGAAAATCAGTCTTGCATAAGAAGATAAACTAGGATCTGGTCAATGGTATCCTTCACATGAGGGATATGGAGCTGGTGCTTAACCCTAATCATGAAAATGCAGGGTATATCCCTGATATAGTTCAGCACTATCCCATCATTAACTCGAAATTAAATGTCCTGCGTGGGGAAGAATCTAAACGGGTATTTGATTTTAGAGCCATCGTTACCAATCCAAATGCCATCTCTGAGATCGAGAATACACGAAAAGATTTGATTTTATAGGCATTACAGGATCAGATTCAAAACACCACCCAGAATGAAGAGGAGTTTAATGTTGAGCTGGAAAAGATCAGTCATTACTATACTTATGAATGGCAGGATTTTAGAGAGATCAGGGCTAATGCTTTGTTAAATCACTACTCTAAAGAGTACAACTTACATCTCCTGTTTAACCAGGGTTTCATGGATGCCATGGTCTTTGGGGAGGAGATGTATCTCTGTGATATAATCTCTGGAGAACCTGTCGTGGAGAAGGTAAATCCCATGAAAATCAGGGTATTCAAATCTGGATACTCTAGCAAGGTAGAAGATGCTGACTTGATTGTTCTGGAGGACTTCTGGTCTCCCGGGAAAATCATTGATACTTATTATGACGTTTTAAATAAAGCTGATTTAAAATACATTGAAAACATTGAAACATATAATTAGTCAACATCTGATGAGATGGCTAATTATGATGAAAGATCCAACTTTTTGCTTGCAGATCCTATTGACTACGCTATGGGTGGCGGCATTTACTTTGACCCTTTATCACTGTTTGGAGACACTGCGTCTAGCAGTAATGCCTACTATGACGGGGCGGGGAATATTAGGGTATTAAAAGTATTCTGGAAATCCAGGAGAAAAATCAAAGAGGTGAAGTCTTACAACCCTGAAACAGGGGAAGAAGAGTTTAATTTCTATCCTGAAACCTACCAGGTTAATAAAGCCATGGGAGAAGAGGAACAGATCTTCTGGATCAATGAAGCCTGGGAAGGTACCAAGATAGGAAAAGAGATTTACGTGAACATGAGACCCCGGGTGGTCCAGTATAACAGGATTAGTAACCCTTCAAGGTGTCATTTTGGTATTATAGGAAGTGTTTATAACTTCAATGATTCCAAGCCTTTTAGTTTGGTGGATATGATGAAGCCCTACAACTACATGTACAATGCTGTGCATGACAGGTTGAACAAGGCCATTGCTGCTAACTGGGGCAAGATTGTGAAGATGGATTTAGCCGTGATTCCAAAAGGTTGGGATGTGGAGAGATGGATGCACTATGCCAAGGTGAATCATATCGCTGTGATGGACAGCTTTAAGGAGGGAAACTACGGGGCTGCTGCAGGTAAGCTGGCAGGTGGTTTGAATAATAACTCCAACGGGGTTATTGATGCCGAGACTGGTACATACATTCAACAGCATGTACAACTGCTTGACTTTATCAAGATGGAGATGGCAGAGGTGGCAGGTATATCCAAACAAAGGGAGGGTTAGATTTCTCACAGGGAAACAGTGGGAGGAGTAGAAAGAGCTACTTTATAGTCTTCTCATATCACCGAGTGGCTCTTCTTTACCCATGAAGATGTGAAGAAAAGAGTGCTGGAGTGTTTCTTGGAAACTGCCAAAGTAGCTTTACAGGGTAGGAATAAGAAGTTTCAATACATATTGCCAGATTCATCCATGAAACTGATGGAGGTAGATGGGGATGAATTCTCTGAGAATGATTACGGGATTATAGTAGATAATTCTGATGGAACCCAGAAGCTCAATGAGAAACTGGATATGCTGGCCCAGGCTGCTTTACAAAACCAGGCCCTCTCCTTTTCTGCTATAATGAAATTATACAGTAGCAGTTCCATGGCTGAGAAATAGAGATTGGTTGAAAGGAATGAACAGGAGATGATGGAGAGATCTCAACAGTCTCAACAGGCTGAGATGGAGTTAAAACAAGCAGAGAGTCAGGCTAAGATACAGTCAGAAAGAGAGAAGATTGAAGCAGAGGAGAGAAAGAATATAAGAGATAACGAGACCAAGATTCTTATCGCTCAAATGCAGCAATTTGCAGGGGAAGAGACCTCTGAAGATGTGGAGTACACCCCCGAAGCTAAAGTAGAATTGATGGAAAAGATCAGGCAGTTTAATGAAAAACTGTCTTTGGAAAGGGATAAATTCTCTTTTGATAAGGAGAAACATAAAGATGATGTTTAGCTAAAAAATAAACAGATAACCAAACAGTCAGTTAAAGCCTCAAATAGTAGCAAATGAGCAAGCAATACAGAGACGGTAAAGTAGAAATAATGGCTTCAGCAGGAATCCCCAGTGCCCCTAATAAAATCTGGCTGGATATTTCACAGGAAAATACCAGGGGACCTGTCTTGAAGGTATTTAGTAATGCCTGGGGAAAATTTAAAAAGGTATTCCCTTTCACTGTAGCCTATGATACCAATGATGGCAGTACAGACGAGGTACTTTCTATAACTGCAAAAAATATTCCTGCAGATACGGACTCTTTACCTATCATTGATTCCACAGCTTAGTATGTTCTTAAAAGAACCAGCTGGGCGAGGATTAAAACAGCCTTAAAGAGTTATTTTGATGCCATCTACACTCTTAAAGGGCAAGTAGCAGGTATAAATGATCAAACAGGTACGTCCTATACTTTAGTATTTTCAGATACTGGAAAATACATCAGATGTACCAATGCTGATCCTATAGCTCTTACCATCCCTTTAGAAGAGGATGTAGACTTTCCCGTGGGTACTGTTATTACTCTTGAATAGGGTGGTGACGGAGCTATCACTGTAGCTGGAGATACCAGTGTCACTGTTAATGCATTAGATGATGCTTTAACCAGTGCCGGATTGTACTCAGCTCTCCAGGTTATTAAGACAGGAGCAGATGAATGGACTTGTGTTGGAGGAACTTCGTTATGAGTGAATTATTGACAAGGAGTATAGTTCAACGAGGAACATTGTCGAACTCTTTATTGACAAATATTAGCAAAATGGACTATTGGGCTGATGGGATAGATTCTGATGGTCTAAGTTTAAATATAAAAGTTGGAGAAGGTGGTGCATTAAAGCAATTAGCTTGTGCTTCAATTAGCACTTGTTGAAACATTTATTTTTTAAACAATACTATAAATAATATAAAATAACAATACAATGAAACAACCAAAAGATATTTTTAACAATCCTATACCGGTATTATCTTTAGGTATAGCCACAGATGTAACAGATAGTATCTATGCAACAGACTCAGTAGGAATAGTAAGAGTAACTGCAATAGGAAATGTCAGGGTGTGGTACCATCCTAAATACAGCACTGCTGTAGGAGATGGTTTGTATTTACCCGAAACTTCCTGTATCGAGATTGCTACTGATCCTGATTATGTGATTCAGGTTACTGGGGCTGCGAATATTACCAAACTTTATTGATCATGTTAGGATTAGGATTAGGATTAGGTTTAACTCGACGAGGGACTATATTAAAATATCTACGTCTATTCCGAAATTACTTTATAGGAGTAACAGCTGATAGTGGGACTATCAACAGTGAGACCCTGACAAAGACTGTTTACAGGGATTTACCCGCACAGGACAATATCGTTTTCGCATGGTTCGGTGGAGCAGGAAGCAAGAAGCGTGTCAGCACTATTTACAGCTATTTCACGAAGCTGTATTCAATGTTCGGCACAAACGATGCCACCCAAACCACGGAAGCCTCACAGCCTTTTGTAACAGGTGATATTGCACCTAATGAAGTGGAGGGGATGTTGAATCCGAATGGTGAAGCAAGGTTCGTAACTCACCCTGAAATAAGTTTTGCAGCGGATGAGCCGTGGAGTTTAAGTTTTATTATTAATAATAGCTCTTATCGATCATCAGGTTTTGTTTATTTAAATGGGAAAACTCTTACGGGTGGGGTAAAGTTGAGAAATGACGGAAGAGTTCAATTTATAAATGCTTCGGCAGATACATTTTCATTTAGTTCAGCGTACCTGCCTTATTCAAATAAAAATACCCATTTAACAATTACTTACGATGGATTGGGAAAATTAAAATTGTACATAAATAAAAACTTTATTCAAGAAGTATCATCTGTGATAGGAACTCTTGTTACAAATACAATTTTTAGGGGAAGGGGGGTAGGTGATATATTTACAGGATCATTGGGAGCTTACCTAATCCGCAACATAGCCCTCACCCCTGAACAAATAACAGCAGAATACAATGTATTGAGTGCAAAATACCCTGAAATTCCCTCTGTAACAATAGGCACGCAAAAGCGGGCTACAAGTAACTTCGATGCAGTTGCTACTCCACAAGGTACGGTTGTGCAGGAGATGCAGGCGGCAAGTAATGTGGAGAAGATTGAGGCAGAAGATGATAGGACGTTTGCGAGTGATACGGGATGGTGGATAAAACAGGGACTATGTACAATAAATGATGGAGGTAATGGAGTTTTAGAATTAACTTCGGATGGAACTGCTGGCAATCAGTTATCTAAAACCTCATTACTTACAGTAGGTAAATATTATAAGGTTACTTATACGATAGTTGCTAATAGTTTAGTTGGAGGTAGTCTAATTAGTCAATTGTATCAAAATAACCTTGATTTCCAACAATTTGCTCCGGATGGAATATTAAACTCAGCAGTTGGTACACATACGTTTTATGCACCTGCACAAGGTACATCATTTAATTTAAGATTATACCCGGGAAGTTCTACATCAGGGACATTACAAATAGACAACGTCTCCGTAGAAGAAGTAGGCTGGTCAGACAGTCAAAACCTCTACGATGCCATCTATGCCCAAACACCCGGCACAGCAGCGGAGAAAGAATATGCAGCATTGAAGGCAGCTGCTATGTGGTGCTACTACAACAACGATGCAACCATAGGGGCAGTTTATAAGAAATTATACAACTGGTTTGCCGTGAAACTTCTGCAAACGGATATTGACCTGTATAACACTGCTAATCCTACTACTCCGTGGGGGTGGAGACTTTCATTAGATGTTGATTGGGATACTTTGGAAACTGAAATAAGTGGAGATACAGATAAGTTAAAAGAAGGTTCAGCTAACTATTGGGATGATAATACAGGAACTAATGAAACTGGATTTACTGCATTGCCAGCAGGATGGAGAGATGATTTAGGTGCGTTCTTAGAAATAAACGAAGTATCTGCATTTTGGAATAGTAACGAGCCAGTTGAAGATGAAGATAAAGTGATGGGGTTATCAATAAGAATAATAGAAGAATAATATGGGACACAAATCAATAAGATATGATAATAATGTATTTGATGAAGATTCATTATTAAAATCATTCAACACACGGGTATATTGGGACAACACCGAAACCGATCCTGCCGTTGACCTTGATGGCAGTATGCTCAATTACTTCAAACAGATAAAGCAGGTTGGACTTAACGATGCAGGAGAAGAAATTCACACTTTCGCAACTTGGGGGAGTCCAAAAACGACAGGGGCAACGGACGGAACAAACGGTCAGGTGATGGTAAAACTACCCAAACTGTACGTGAAAATTGAATACGATGTCAATAACTACCTGAAAGCATACACGCTTAGATCAACCCCTGCTCCCGGGTTCACATTGCATGAATGTTTCTGGGATTACGATGCGATGGACGGCAGCAAGGGCAGGGATGAAGTGTACGTAGGCAGCTATGAAGGGTATAACGATGGGAGCAAGTTATGTTCTATTTCGGGTATAGTCTCGACCGGGAGTTTGCGTATGGATCAATTCCGTGATCTTGCCACAGCACGAAGCGAAAAATCAGGCGATGCGGCAAAAGAATGGCATATACTTGATTTCTACACGGAAGAATTGATTGACCTGTTATTTTATGCTTACTACGGAACAAGAGACAGCCAAACAGCATTGCCCGGATACACTGAAAGAAGCGCATATAATGCAGCAGATTTCCGCAATAATGGACGTACTGATATTCTTACAACTGTTAACGGTTATGTTGAAGCACAAACAGAGACAGGCGAAGAAGATGCAGATTTGGCAACAGGGTGGAAAGATGAAGGCAGAGGAACTGCAATAGCAAACAGGTTCTTATTCATCGAAAATATTTTTGGTTCAAAATGGAAGTTTCTGGATGGTTGTAGTTTTGATGGGCGTGTTGGAGAAAAGAAAACAGCATGGGTACACCCTGACCCCCGCGTGTTCACCTCCGTTGATGCTGATGTGTTAACTAATTATATCGACTTAGATGTTGACTTAATAGCAGTTACAACAACAGCATGGATAGGCGCAGTAGGCAGGGGATTTGTTCCATTAGCAGCATTAACAGCGGATTCAGCTAAGTACTTTTGCGACCTGTTTTATTCCTATCTGGCCGATACAGCACGAGACTATTTGCGCTCCGTTCGGGCGGGGGGCGATATGAACCGTGTATCGTATGCGGGTCTCGCGGCTCGTAGTTCGAGTAGTTCGTTGTCGACCACGTACGCGAGTTACGCTTCCCGGCTCTGTTATAAAAAATTATAATAATGAAAAGAGGATCA